GTATATATAAATGGAAACGTTTGCACGATAGACGGGTTACCGTTTACACTTATATTGAGAACGGAGGTTTATGTGGTTAGGCCGAGAAGCAGGATGACTCCGAAGTGGGAGAGGGTGTTGAGGTTTGTGAAGGCGTACATAGCCATTCACGGTGTTGCGCCGTCTTACGAGGTGATTGCTAGGTCGTTGGGGATGAAGGCCAAGTCCAATGCGTTCAGGATTGTTCGCAGGTTGGAGGAGGAGGGGCATCTGGAGGTGCGCGGAGGATTCCGTGGGATTCGTGTTGTGGACAGGTCTGTGAAGGAGATTGAGGCTTTATGAGTTTGCTGTCTCAGTCTGAGCTTCAGGGGTACTTGTCTGTGGTGGACAGGGTTCCTGAGGTGGAGCGCAAGAAGATTCAGAAGCTTCTTGAGTTGGACAGGGTGCAGAGGTGCCGGGAGGACTTTCTTTTCTTTGTCCAGCAGATGTGGCCTGTGTTTATTTCGGGGCAGCATCACAAGATCATGGCGGATGCTTTCCAGAGGGTTGCAGATGGGAAGTTGAAGCGGTTGATCATCAACATGCCTCCGCGTCACCGTCTGGCGTTGGACACACAGATTCCAACTACGGATGGATGGAAGACCGTCGAGACGGTCCAAGTGGGCGACTACGTGTTTGCTCCAGATGGCAGTCCTGTGATGGTTACAGGAAAGTCTGATGTGTATGAGGAGGCTTTGTATGAAGTCATCACATCTGACGGGCAGGTTATTGAGTGCGATGGCGAGCATTTGTGGACGGTGAGGTTTGGCTCTGGTCGCCCATACGAAACGCTCTCCACGTTAGAAATTTTGAAGAAGTTGGAAACCGAGTCTTGGCGGCGGTTTGGCAACTTGCCGATGTTGCCAATGCACAGTGCTGCCCAGTACCCGTACAGGCAGCTTCCAATTGATCCGTATGTGCTTGGCGTCTGGCTTGGCGATGGAAGTTCGCATGACTCTTCCGTCGCTTGTTCCTTTGCCGACATGCCTCAGATGCGTGCTCAGGTTGAGAATTGCGGGTACAGCACTAGCAACAATCCAAAGTTTCAGAAGTTCAACATCCTTGGCTTGATGCCGAAGCTGCGTGAGTTGGGATTGCTGCAAAACAAGCACATACCAGAGATGTACTTGTGCGGATCTGTGGAGCAGAGGATGGCTTTGCTCCAAGGATTGATTGACACTGATGGCGATGTCACCAAGGAGGGGAAGGTGACATTTAACCAAACGCGTCCGCCACTGATGGAGCAGGTGTTAAGTTTGGTTCACTCCCTGGGGGTGAAAGCACGCATTACTGAGAGGCAAACAGCGTACAAGGGGAAGCCGAGCCAAAAGTCTTACAGGATCATGTTTAAGCTGGTTGATGCGGCGCGGCTTCCTCGAAAGGCTGTGCGCTGCAAAGCTATTTCTGGCAATTGGAGCAGGTCTATTGACATTAGAAGGACTGACCGGCGTGGGCTTGTGCGTTGCCTTGAGGTGGCAAACGAAGATGGTTTGTTTATGGCTGGGCGCGGCTGGGTTGTAACTCACAACACCAAGTCAGAGTTTGCTTCGTACCTGTTGCCTGCGTGGTTTTTGGGTCGTTTCCCGCACAAGAAGGTCATTCAGACTGCCCACAAGGCAGAGTTGTCTGTAGGATTTGGGCGGAAGGTCCGGAATCTGGTTCAGTCTGAGCCTTATGGCAAGATTTTTCAGATGAAGTTGTCCACAGACTCCAAGGCGGCGGGTCGGTGGAACACGGACAAGGGTGGGGATTACTTCGCCATTGGTGTTGGCGGTGCTGTGACGGGTAAGGGTGCGGATCTTTTGATCATTGACGACCCGCACAGTGAGCAGGAAGCCAAGCAAAACAAGCCTGAGGTGTATGACGCGGTGTACGAGTGGTACACGTCGGGTCCGCGTCAGCGTCTGCAGCCGGGTGGCGCGATCATCATCGTGATGACGCGGTGGTCTACCCGTGATTTGACGGGGCAGATCCTTCAAAAAAGCGGGAAAGACGGGACGGATGACTGGGAAGTCATTGAATTTCCTGCGATTTTGCCGTCAGGGAACCCTCTTTGGCCCCAGTTTTGGAAGAAATCAGAGCTTGATGCGCTGAAATCGGAGCTTCCCGTTGCGAAATGGGAGGCTCAGTACCAGCAAAACCCGACTTCTGAGGAAGGGGCCATCGTCAAGCGGGAATATTGGCGTCTTTGGGTGGATGATGAGCCTCCTGCGTGCGATTATTTGATCCAAAGCTGGGACACAGCCTTTGAAAAGAACAACAGGGCAGACTTTTCTGCTTGTACGACGTGGGGGGTGTTCTACAAGGAGGACGATAACGGGGATATGAGGCCCAACGTCATCCTTTTGGACGCCTTCAAGGATCGGATGGAGTTTCCGGAGCTTAAAAAGAAGGCGATGGAAATGTGGAAGGAGTGGAATCCGGACACATTGATCGTTGAAAAGCGGGCTGCAGGCTCTCCGTTGATCTATGAATTGAGGCGGATGGGCATCCCTCTATCAGAGTACACACCGGGCAAGGGGCATGACAAAATAGCGCGACTTAACTCAGTGGCAGATTTGTTTGCTTCCGGCGTCGTTTGGCGACCTGATCGGAGGTGGGCAGAGGAAGTCGTTGAAGAAATGGCAGCTTTCCCCAACGGGGCACACGATGACTTGGTGGACTCTTCCACACAGGCATTGATGAGGTTCCGTCAGGGTGGATTTATCACTATTGCCTCCGATGAACCGGACAGCCCCGTCATGCGTAGACGGATGGAGTACTACTGATGGCTACAAACATTGATCAAGCCTTGGTCCCGATGGATCTGTCCGTGATGACGGATGAGCCCGCTTTTGAGATTGAGGTGGAGGATCCTGAGAAGGTCACCATCCTTGAGGATGGGGTGGAGATTGAACTGGAACCTGAGGATGAGTTGGCCGAGGGATTTGACGACAACCTCGCGGAATACATGTCTGAGAATGATCTTCAGACCCTGGCAAGTGAACTGATTGAGCTTGTTGAGGCAGACATTACGTCCCGCAAAGATTGGGCGGAAATGTTTGTACAGGGCCTGGAAGTCCTGGGTATGAAGTACGAGGAGCGTACGGAACCCTGGAACGGGGCATGTGGCGTTTACAGCCCGCTCTTGACGGAAGCCGCAATCCGTTTCCAGTCAGAGATGATCACTGAGACTTTCCCGGCCCAAGGCCCGGTGAAGACTTTGATTGTCGGTGAGCAGACCAAGCTGAATCAGGAGGCTGCGGAGCGTGTCCGTGATGACATGAACTACCGCCTCACTGAGGAAATGATCGAGTACCGCCCCGAGCATGAGCGCCTGCTGTACTCGCTGGGCCTGTCAGGGTCTGCGTTCAAGAAGGTGTACTACGACCCGTCTATGGAGCGTCAGACGGCTCCGTACATTGCGGCAGAAGACCTAATCATGCCCTACGGGGCGAGCAATGTTTACGTGGCAGAGCGCGTGACCCATGTCATGCGCAAGACAAAGAACGACATCAAGCGCCTACAAGCTGCCGGTTTTTACCGTGATCTTGATCTTGGCGAGCCTGTTCGCTTCTTCACGGACATTGAGAAGAAGAAGGCCGAAGAGCAGGGCTACTCCCTGACTGACGATGACCGCTATCAAGTGTTTGAAATCCATGTGGACTTGGATCTGCGTGGGTATGAAGAGGATGTTCCGCGTCCGTACGTCATCACGATTGAGCGCGGCACGCAGAATGTGCTGGCGATCCGCAGGAATTGGGATGAAGACGACCAAAAGAAACGCAAGCGCCAGCACTTCGTCCAGTACACCTACATCCCTGGCTTTGGTGCTTACGGTCTTGGCTTTATCCATATTATCGGTGGTTACGCTCGCGCTGGGACTTCCATCATCCGTCAGTTGGTGGATGCTGGCACGCTGAGCAATCTCCCGGGTGGCCTGAAGACTCGCGGCCTGCGGATCAAGGGTGACGACACCCCCATTTCACCGGGGGAGTGGCGGGATGTGGATGTGGCATCTGGCGCTCTGCGCGACAACATGATGCCGCTTCCCTACAAGGATCCCAGCCAAGTCCTGGCGGCTTTGCTAGATAAGCTGACAGACGAGGGGCGCAGGCTCGCCGCAATTGGTGATCTGAAGCTATCCGATATGTCGGCTCAGGCCCCGGTGGGAACCACCCTGGCCCTGCTGGAGTGGCAGCTTAAAACGATGTCGGCGGTACAGGCCCGCGTCCACGCCTCTCTGCGGATCGAATTTAAACTGCTCAAGCAAATCATCCGGGACTACATGCCCCCGGATTACAGCTACGTGCCTGTGGGTGCCACGAAAGCTGCCAAGCAGGAAGACTATGACCTTGTTGAGGTGATTCCTGTCAGTGATCCGAATGCTGCCACGATGGCGCA